AATATGGTGGCATTCGCCCTGAACGCATGATTTTAGGCACTGCAGCACGGAACTTTTGGTTAAATTATTCGGCCGACTCGAGCGAAGCAATGATATCAACCGGAAACATTCGAACATATCTCAAGGGTGCTCGCACTATGCAAGACTTCGAAAGTGCATTTGGTTATGATGACCCGGTCAAAGGGCCAATACCGGACTGGCTTCGCTTTGGATTGAATAAAGGCCTTGTAAGTGGCCCTGTACGCGCTCAACAACCACCGCGTAAATTGGCCGATAATGGCAATACTTTGATGCTGTGATGGTTATGGACGCGATCGCGCCAATAGACAAAGAACAAAACGAAAGAATCGTTTGGTGTGAGCGTTTACTCTACCTTATCGTCATGCTGCAGTTTCCGCAGTTGGCGAGCCTCGCGTTTTAATCGAGCACACCGGGCACATGATCGCGGTGGCTTAGGTTTAGACCATGATGTGCGCCATACTTCAGTATGGCACACTGGACATTTGAATCGAACCACTACATTCACCACACACATGCCACTTTCGCCCACCGTAGCCACCTTCATTTGTTCCGGTGGCCATCATCATCCACTCACCGTCGAGACGGTCGTTCTGATTAGCAGTAACCCATGAGACATCAAAACATATTTTGCACACATTAGCGAATCTCATGCCCACACCTTACCATGTATCTCTAATGCGCGGTAACAAAGAACACATGTTACGCCGAATTGACTTTCATGCACTTCTTCTTCTTTAGGGAAAATCAGGCATTGACAAAGGCCACATTGTGCTCGAGGGATTTTCATTCAATCCACCCCTTGTCGATCGCGTCGGCTAACTTTCCGGTATCACGGTAGAGTTGGTTCAATCCAATAATAACCTTCTCCGCAGGGGGGATGCTGTTGAAGTTGGGGAACAATGCGCGCATTAACTCCACCATGTCAAGAATACGGTCCTCGAGGTCCTCGATCGCGGCCATTCTAATGCTCATCAATACCACTCCGGATATGCCCCATGCTCTTTCAAGTAAGCATCGGCAGCCTTAGCCATTTTCAATCGGTTCTCATCAAGCATGAGCAACTGTGAGCGCACCCACATGGAGAAGTTATCCATGTTAGCCGCGAGTTGCCATGTTTCGTCACATAATGATATCACTTTAGTTCTCATCAAACAAACCGAGGACCTTGATGGATATATATGTATCTCGTTTTGAGTGGAGGCGAAGCCGTAACTGCGTCTTAGTGTCCTAATTCTGTGTCAAGCGATAGCCTATCAGCCCCGATAACCTGACTCGCATTGAAAAACGCGCGCGCGTACGCGCATAATAAGCCACCGGAACTCGCTTCGCTCGCGGAGATGGGCTGCAGTTCTCCAACCGCGATCAAAGACAATTTACTTTTTACACTCGCTGTTTTTATCACATTTGAGCAGTATGCGTGCTTGGCCACGCCTGGCGAGACTTACGGTTTACTTTATACACCGTAGATGCACGCATTGAACCATGGCTCGAGCAGCACGCGATCTAATTTTGAGAGACAGACTACAATTTGATGTAAATGGTTCAGGTAATACCGCCCTTGTTTATGGCCGGGTTGATTTGAGCGACTTTGTAAATATCGTTAAGAAAGAAGGTATGGCTATCAAAGAGATACGCTACAACCTACGCGCACCATCAAAGCCGAATGGCGTTCTACATGCTACGCTTACGGAGACAGCCGGCACTACACCTATCAACGCCAGCATCAAAGTTTTCGCTACTACTACAGCATATGAAAACGCTGCTGATGTCGGACTCGCTTCACCTGATGTTATCAACTTGCTTGAAATGACTACCGACCTTATTCCTAATGCTGGAGGGACACAGCCAGTTGCAGTTGAAAACCAGTGGACTCACTACGGAACACCTGACCTTCACCCTGAAGGATATAATGTAGTGTCTGACCTACTTATTGGCGTTGCTGCCTCACTTGTAGGAGAACATGTCGGTTCAACGCTCGAGATAGACATTATGGTTATTGGAGAGCCTGTCAAATTGACTGAAGCCGATATGACTGAAATGCTTACGCAGCAACAAGACCTGTGAAGGTGATTTAGTTGCCATATGATAAGAACGGAAAGTTCTACACTACACGCCTTGAAGACGACCTAAAAGGACCTGACGCTGCTAAGCGATTAAGTGAGCGCACTGCTAATGCTAAAAGGCTCGCTAAAGTTGGCGGTAAATTGGGTTCAGTTGTTCCGCTTGGAGGCACTGCAGTAGGCACAACATTAGGGGCTATCTCGGGATTTATTTTGGGCGACCAGCAAACGATATTCCCCATTGATATGATCGCGATACCTGCATATCAGGCATTTATGATTCAAGGCGCACCTGCTTTTCAAATCTACATCAAAGAAGGTGAAGTCTTGACTCAAGTTATGCCGACTGATGCCATGGAGGCGGAAGAAGTTCTCTCAGCTGGATCATCCAATGGTTCAAGCAGTTCCTCGAAGAAGCCCCGTAAAAAGTCAAAGTATCATACCGCGTATGGTAAGCACTTCAAAGAACTCGAATCTAAGTATAAGTTGAAGTCCGGTTCATGGGCTAAGAATGGTTTCAAGCGCTGCCAAAAGGCGGCACATGCAGCGACTAAGAAGGGGATGAAGTAATGGCAGTGCATGATATTAGGGAAAGTCTCGAAAACAGTCTAATTGTTTCTACTTCAGGTTTAACGATTATTCAAAAGAAAGTTGAGTTGAAGCGTGGCATGCGACATGAAGTATTAGCGTGCGACATATTTCAAGACGCGATCCTTTCTACGGATTCACCGTACGCGTACATTGAGTTCTTTGTTACTCCTTATCCAGTGATTTATTCAAACATGGATATTGCGCCATTTGTTTCAAACCGTGGACCTGTGGCAGCATCAGATAGTGTGCTTTTCAAGGCGAATATGGATATTCAAAGGAATAATGAAGGTAACTTTACTTTTAACGCGATCAACCAATTCCCCTCTCCTCAAATTAGTGCAGGGCCTTCATTCTCATTCTATACCCCATTCGTTTACTTTACTGCATTCGTTCACGGAGACTTTGGTTCTCAATATGAGGACATGGCGTTTTCATTCTTATTGCGTGTTAATTCGTCTAAAGCGACGACCACTTCATACGGACTTGGACTTATGCGTGAGCGTTCAGTCGCTCAAGGTATCAATTTGATGAATCAAGGTCGAATCATACCAAAGGCTGCTAATGTCGGTCAGGTATTCCCTGCATGGAAATATGGTGGCATTCGCCCTGAACGCATGATTTTAGGCACTGCAGCACGGAACTTTTGGTTAAATTATTCGGCCGACTCGAGCGAAGCAATGATATCAACCGGAAACATTCGAACATATCTCA